TCAAATTTCAACAGATTTCGCTATGTATTGTTCAAACTCTTTTCTTTTAATAAGCTTCTTTCTCCCTATATACAATACAAACGAACAGTTTGGAGACTTTGCCATCTCGTCTATTTTATTAATTCCTATATTGCTATATGCAGCAGCTTCCTCTACCGTCAGATTCATCTTTTCCCATACGGGTACATCTAATTTTCCTTTTCCCATTCCATTCACCTCTCTTTCTTGTGCAATTCCACTGCCCTTCGATCAATTTCATCAATCAAATCCAAACACATCTTACGTGCAAATGGCTCGAAAAGTTTGTTGTGATCATACCGCTTTCGCAAGTTTCTGCAATCACTGATCAGACTTTTCCAAAACTTTTCTGCTTCTTTGCTTTCATTATCCTTTGCCGGCGGATTCCAGTATTTTTTCAAAATTTTCCACCAGGCTTGAAAAAATTCCAGTTCTTCCTTCATTGCCTGTCCTCCATTCTATGTAAACGGCGTCTCTTCACCCTCTGCCAAGTTGATAAATCCATCAAACTCCTGCTGTACCGGTTCAATCTTCCAGCCGACCTCATAATTAAAATCCCCCTTTGCTTTGTCAATGATCCGTCTGGATTTTTGGTTATACCACAGATCTATCCCATTCTTCTTAGTCAGATTTCCAAACCAACGATTTTTACTCAATGACAGATAATTATGATCCGGCGTTTCTTCGTCTCGTTTAAACGTCATGACAATATCTGCAGCATTCGTTATATCTGCGGATCCGCTGACCGCATCATTTTCATCTTTTGTGAAGCTATTCTTTCTGGGATGTGCCACCAATATCACAACAACATCTAACCGCTTTGCCAAACGACTCAGCTTTTTGACAAATTTACTCTGACAACGATATTCATCCGCAGCCATATCCACATCCAGAGCCGTCATAAGGTTGTCCACAATGACCAGATCAATGCCATACTGCATCACAGAATGTTCTATTGTCGTTACCAGATCCACAAGCTCATCATCCTCAACAGCATTATTGTCATATAAGTAAAATTTACCCCGGTACCAATTTTCAATTTGATCCTGATTGCTATTCGTGATAAAACGCTTTACAGAACCATCCGGTAGTGTATTTTCCACAATATTCTGCGGACCGGCAATTTGAAAATCAATCCAGCTTTTATACTGCCAATCCGGCAACTCCCCGGAATAGGCAAAAATACTCTTTCCCTGCTGCAATGCAGACACGCAAAACTCGTTTGCCACCGTGGATTTACCCTGACCTCGCTTTCCGGTCAATATGATCAACTGGCCTCCATAAAAATAACCGCCGAGAAATGTATCAAGTTGCCGAAAACCAGTTTTAAACTTAGGGATATCCTTCAGATCACGCCGCTTCACATCCGCAAGCTCCACAACCTGTTTTACCGGCTGCTCAATGGCATTTTCAACAGCTTCCCTTACCGCCTCTTTCCCATGCTTTTGCAGAATCTCATTTGCATCTTTGCATTCCCTGTAAGCTTCCTTTTGAACATATAAGATTTTATTCGGGAATCGTTTTCGAATGTCTTCCAGCAATGTCATATGATCATGCTCATAATCTCCAAAAACTACAATCTCCTCAAATTCGCAAACCCAATTCCAGCAATAGGGAATCCAACGAAAGTTATTCATTCCGCCCGGTACGCTGACAGCGCAGTTGATCCCCGCCTCTGCCACTGAAAGACTGTCCATCTGTCCCTCGCAAATCACCAGTCGTTTACGATCTTTTCCACATTGTTTCATTCCAAACAGAATCGGCTTGCAGTCCTTTTCCATCCATTCCTTCGGCGAGCCCTGTTGCTTCCCGTCTTTGTCCGTATAAGTTTTTCCTTTAAAAAAGGTCGTATCTCGGTATTTGACATACTGCATTTTCCCATTTTCATCAAAAAACGGAAATACAAGAACATCATCCTTCTTTGCATGCACTGTGACCTCGTATTTTCGAGCTACAGCCTCCGAAATGCCCCTGCCCTTCAAATACTCGATTGCTTTCGGAAGTGGCTCTATGGGCTTGCTGGGCGTCTTTAAACGTCTATACTGTTTTCTCGGCTGATAATATTCATCAACCTCTATTCCCAATGAAAAATCAAAATCCCTTGCCAGTGTAATCATATTTCCAGAGATACTGCAGCTTGATCTTAGACATTTAAATTGTCCGGTTCGCAAATTGATGGAAAATGTTCCCTTGTCTTTCCCTCCTTTACCTCCCCGGCAATATGGACAATGCAAAAACTGCAGCTCCTGCCCCCGCGGTTTTGCCTGTATATGTACATGATGTGCAAAAGAATACGCATCGTCTTCTTTAAACTCATATAACTTCCCCATCCGTTTCGTCCTCTCCATTCCACAGATCCATCGCCGGCTCCTCTACTGCTTCCGGTTGTTCTTCTGTCTTTTTTCTCTCTGGTTCAACCTCATAATCTGTGTAAATACTCTTTTTCAACCATGTGTCCGGACAATTCAAATATCGCGGATCCTGATCTGATTTTTCTTTTGCATACGCTTTTGCCGATGCAACCAGCATATCTTCAGAAATGCCCTGCAGGACCAGCATTGCATATTCCTGCTCTGCCATTGCCTTATGCTCTTTTCTCGGATATGCTTTCCAAAAATCTTCAAAACGCTTCGCCGTCGGAGGGTCATGCTGCATTGATACCGCAGTAATACTTTGACTTTGCATACCACCCTTTTCGTCCAAAACATAAACATTATCCTCCAACCGCAACTTGATCCATTCTGATTGATACATTGTCGGTTTATACCGGTCTTTTCGAATACTATTGCATATTTTCCAGTGTGCCACAACCACCAGACCATTTGCCATACAATAGCCTCAATTTCTTTCCAAGACGATAATTCCTGTATATCCGGAAGTGAAAGCCCCGATTCTGTGTTGTGATTATGCACCATCACAAAATTGCCGCCCTTATGCTGACGAATATACGGATAATAATAATCCACACTTGATGTTCTCTCAGAAGTGCCAAAATCTACCTCCTCGCCAGTTTCCAAATCAATCAGCGAACTATATTCATATCCTCTGTCACTGCCATATTGAGCAACCTTTTTAGCTGACGCTGAAATCATCTTATTTATTTTGTCACTATATTCTGGAATATCTACCTGATAGCTTGCATTTTCATTGTATTTTACAAATTTCCCTTTATAAGTATCCCAGGCTCCCGCCGTTTTTACGTACTCCACCGAACACCGGCAGTTCACAATCTCTTCCAAACCAGCTCCAAGAGAATCGTCTTTCGGATACATCATCATATATTTTCCAACACGAAACGGGCGACTGATATCGACAACCTGTCCATCTACATCCGCATGATCTGCCCTGACTCTCTCATCCCGGTAGGACTTCCACCTCTTCTTAGTACAGCCATTTTTCACAGCAGTAATGTATTCATCCCCATTCAAAATTGCATTAGCTTCATTCTCCGCTACATTGGTGGCTCGATCCACAGAAACCACATAGGGATCCTGTGGTTTATTCGCTTTGCTGGTAGTCAATGATCCACCTTTTAAGGTTGTGTCTACAATACTGTCACACACCTTCCGGATATATCGCTGCATTTTCTGATCCGGCTCTGCCACCTTTTTCACCGATGATAAGTATCTCTTTTGAAATGCTTCTGAGAGATACTGTTTATCCTGGTTTCGTTTTGACAAGGCAAATAAAAAAAGCACATCCGCCAGCAGCAAATTTGCTAAACGGACACGCTTTTCTTTCTCTTCTTCACTGATCTGCATATTTTCGAAATAATCATGAATCGGTATTTTTTTCCGGATGGCTTTCCGCCGGTCATCCTTAGTTGTTTCGGTCGTTGAAAGTGTATTTAACTCATCAAAATTTGTTAATCCCATCGCTCATCCCTCCACTCTACGCATTGGCAAATGGAGTTGCCTGCGGCTGATCTGACATATCCGGCATATTCTTTCCATCCATAATCGTCTGTTTGTCATTTTCACCTTCCGATGCTGTATCCACAGTCTCTGATCCTTTCAATTTACTTTCCAAAAGCTTATTGACCATTTCCTCGCTGTCCAGCACAAACTGCTGTGCATCGGTCGTAAAGCCTGCCAGCTCTGTTGCCTTGAGCAGATCAGCGCCGTTCTGAATCAAAGTTGCCCAGGAATTGACTTTCGTTGCCAGATCGTAGGTCCTGTTTCTATCAAACTTCGGTTCAATATCCGCCAGTCTCAGATTTCGAACCTCTTCCGGTACATCCGGATCATTGCTGAAAATCTCCAGCATAATGCGAATGCATTCTTTCTCTGACTTCTTAGTCAACTGAGATTTCTTTAATGCAGAGAGCTCCGCTGCCTGCCATCCATTCGACAAGCTCATTGCGGATCCGGTAGAACCGCCGCCCTGTTCCTGTCGTCCCGGCACATTTGTCTTTTCGTGAATACGATCAATAAAATTCTGTGTCAGAGTTTGGATTCCATCCTGTGACATCTCCTTGGACAGATACGCCATTTTCGGATCATGACCGTTGCCGGTAGATTTTGTTTCGATCAATGCTCCATTTCTTACGGTGGAATTGCCATTCTCATCCTTTGGCAGTTCTGCATTATGTACCCACAACAATGACTGCACACACTGTACAATATCATTCACCCTGTCCGATGTTACGATATTCAATGCATCAATCTCCGAAATTACACGCTCAAAGCATCCCATCCGGTCATAATCATTGATATATTCCACAATAGGGATTGCCGCCGGTATGTTCTTTCTCCCGTTCCCATTTGACACAACCCACTTCTGTCGTTTACTCTCACCTTTAATTTTTGAAATGTTCTTTACCTCAAAATATGTATCCTCTGTATAACAGCCATAGGTGGAGTTTCCATTCTGGTCTGTAATATATGACACACCCATAATCGGTCTGCGGTACACATCATTGGTGTACACAATAAAGGTGTTCATCGGATTCAGTGTAAGAATATCCACAACAGAGCTTCCAAAACGATACTGATCCGGCTTTGCCTTGATCAGCCGGTACCCAACTCCACAGATTTCAATAAACCTTGCCAGCTCCTGATCTGCAGACGGCTTATTTTCCTCTTCCATCATCTCATTAAGCATCGCAATACCGACATTATCCGCATCTTTGTTATTCTCCCGGATTCCTTTATTGGCTCGCTGCACATACCGGATTGGCGAGCCCCATTCATATCCCAACTTAAACTCCGTGATCTCCGCAGCCATATTGTCCTTGACCTTGATATTGATTTCCGGCCGGATCTCTTTGATTCGATTATCAATCGGCTGGAGACCACGCTCATAATCCAACAGAAATTTTATATCCGATCTATTCTGTTCGTGGATCACCAGTGCATCCCGAAGCACCTTCACCACGTTATCCTTCGTAATCTGCATCACATCTGTAAAGATCTGTTTTCTTCCAAACTGCACGACAATCCACCTCTTTCTGCATAGAAAAAGAGCCCCGGCAGTTTGTAGACCGCCTGGCTCTCTGATACTGTTTCATACTATTAAATTAGCATTATTTGAGTGTGAATTGTGTGAAAAGTCTACGACTGCATCAAACAATTCTATATAAGATCTCTTATATTGTACAAAAAACACTAGTCATCTATTAATTAGTAAATATTTAAATCAAATCTACTATTTTTCTTTTTTTTCAGAATGTTCATTGCTACTATTTGCATGCGTACTTGTAATAAACGTAACAATAATTGAGCCAATTCCCGTTATTCCCAATAAAGACCCGAATATAGCCCCTGCACTTTTGGGAACCAAAATAACTATTATTGCCGCAACAATAATACAACCAAGTCCTAAGGCAAATGCAAACACAATTCCGAGTAATCCATCTCTAGACTCTGCTTGAATCATAATTTCTTCCATTCTCTGTCTATGATCTGATTGCTTTTCTGCCATCGTAATTATTCTATCTGCGGCACCTGGAACAATCTCTTCGTAACCTCTAATAATATCAGGTGGAGGAATCGGACCCGAAAATCTGCTTCCTGCAACTTGAGTAACTGTTTTCATTGATTTACTCTTTACATCCTCAACCTCCACTTCATGCTCTTTAGAAAGTTCTTTTTTATCTTTGGGCTGCTTTGATTTTGACTGATATTCCCTCTGACTTTCCGATTTTTTTTGCACTTGTGTAGATTGCCTCCCCGACATAATTCCAATCCTCCCTTAACGCATTGGCATCCATAATGGCACTATCATGCATACTCGGCCATTTGTGAGAACCTTGTAAATTTGCTGTACGCTTAAAACCACATATAAATGCTTTACTAACTACTTTTTTTGCCATAGTAATCACTCCTTAGTTTCCTTTCCTCATATATAGAATACTTTATTTTGTTTGCAATTACAAGAGATTTTCTTTCATTATACGCCATTTCATATGTTTTGATACATAATCAACCAGCAAAATTCAAGAATTCATAATAGTCTATAATTCTATGAATAAATTTGTCTTCAAAATAATTATTTAATTACCCGCAATCTTTTCCAAATACCGATCCACCACCTTCGACACTGTACTCCGATCCATATACAGCTTGTCAGCCACTTCCTGCTGTGTCATACCGTCCCGGTAAAGATACTCGAAGATCAAGCGATCCCTGCTGTCAAAAATAGTCGTCAGGAAAATATCAACCTCCAATTGCAGTTTCTCCAGTTCAATCCGTTCGTTATGCAGTTTCACGATCAACTCATACTGTTTATCTTTCCAATATTTCCTGTCCTTAACTTCGCAGCCGGATACCGTCACTGAAATTCTCTGATACGGAAACTGCTTATTGGATGACTGCACCTTTCCAAGATAGGCTTCCGGTGGATTATCTTTATAATGCTGCAGTTTCTCTTCGTCTTTACGGATCACTTCCGACAAAAATCTATACTGCTTCAAAATATCCTTCGTCATGTGCATTCCTCCTAAAATGTTCTCTGTGATACATTCGCTTTACAAACAGTAGCTCCATCTGCAAGCATTACTAACTGTGTAATTCCATCTGCTGCATCATCGTGATCATTGTTACCGATCTGAACAGTCATATTTAATTCATCCATCGCATCGTGATATTCTTTACTCCTCTTATTGGCTGCAAGGAATTTGCACCGCCTCTTGACATCCGGTGCATACTGGATGATCTTCGCTAGCTTGCTCATGGTATTTGGCGCCTTGCTGGATGATATGCTGCATTTATATCCTTCCTTCTGAAGCATTTCATCAATCTTGTCCGCATACTCATCACCACCGTTATTCGCCTCAAAATGCTCCATCTGCGGTTTATGATGCAATGTCTTTCCAACCACAAGCGGCTGTGTTACGGTCTTATCCCCCCGGTTAAAAATCCAATCCGGAATGTAAATATATCCGTCATCGTATTCGTACCCAAACGGCATAGACAGGCTGTCACCACCGCCCCATGCTACATCACAGGCAGCCAATACACGAATAAAACTGCTCTCCGGTGGAAGCACTCCATTGTACGTCTGCAGCTCATCCTCTGGAAAAATCAATCCTTCACGCACAAATGGGCGTTGCTGATATTTCGCCTCCCATTCGTTTTTATCCAAACGACTCTTCACATTCAAGAAATACTCCGTTGAAAATCCCTTGCCATAGTCATAAACAAAATTGGACTCCCCATTCTCATTCAATGCCGGTATCTTTCGGAATCTATATCTTTGGTTATCTTTGTACTGTTTCTCTACTCGGCCTAATGGATCCAGAACATTCCATCTGGTGCCAACCATCAATTCTCTGGTTCCATCATTTTTACGATCCACCAGAAGATTCAAATAATCCTGATACCGTCCCTCTAATCGTGATGGTGATAAACTCTCCTGTCTGTCACGAACCATATCATCAACATAAAGGTATCCGTCCCACGAAATATCAACCGCACCTGTCCATGTACCATCTATACCTCGACAAGTTAATGTTGCAAATCTATCCGGATCATTCAAAGTAACTTCTTTCTTTTCCGCTGACTTCTTTTGTAAGAATGTCTGTGGGAATATATCCAGAAAATGATACTGTCTTTTTTCTTCCGGTACATCCAATTCCATAAGGTTAAGTGCTTCACCATAAAATCCATCTGCCAAGATACCACTGTGTCCTGACATCGCATTATGGCTATTAGGACGCTTTCCCATGACCCATGCCATGAAGAAAATGCATATTGTGGACTTGCCGACACGCGGAGGCATGGATAACCCATAAAAATCAAGTTTACCATCTTCTAAGTTCTGCAAATCGTCAACAACCACTTTCAGAGTGCGTCTGCGTGGCATATAAAACCTTTTCTCCGGCTTTCTGTCCTTTTCCATGTAATACAAAAAATCCTCAAAGAAATACGGTGCCAACATTAACGTAGCTTTCCAATACAGATTCATAAAAGCAAGGCTGTTCTCTTTACGACTCTGCCTTGCTGCGATCCGCTGAACCTCTTTCGCCTGTTGCAATGCATACTCCAGATCATCCTCTTTCTCCTCGATTGCCATATCAAGCAATGCACTGGCAAATTTAATTTTGGTCAGATCTTTCCGATGCAAGCCACGGATGAGCTCTTTATTCCTTTCTGACATAAAAAAGACACCTCCACCAAAGCAGAGATGCCCTTGCAAATCTGCCTGTAATTTTTTCAGGTAAACACCGCAAGCCATTTATGCGGCGGAAATATCAACATATTCAACCCTGACATAGACCATCAGTTTGACTGACAGCATATCATTGACCAAATAAACGCAAAGTGCGGGACTCGAACCCACAAGCCAAATAAATGACCGACAGATTAGCAATCTGCTCCAATACCATTATGGAAACTCTGTATATATTTCTTGTAAATAAAAAATACCAACCACCTATTCGTTGTTGAATATTGATGGTTGGTATTAGTACCGGATTCTCTATTTATTTTCCATATAATGAATAAATTCGTCCCAAGATATGTCCTTTCCATTATCTTTAGATGTCTTTCCCTTACACCACGTCAGCTTAGATTTTGATAATATTAAATCTCCTTTAAAATTACCTTTTTGATCACGAACTTCAAATTCTATTCCTGAATTTTTCAATTCCATTTCTACTTTGAATTTTTTTATTGATATTTTCATAATTTTTTACCTCCGCAATATGATAGGAAAATCATACCCCTACAACCATCAATATTCAATTATCAAAGAACCATTTTCGTTCGACAAATTTCGACATCACCCTTTATGCGCCCGAATGATCTGCGAAATCCTCGACTGTGAACATCCCATCTCATCCGCGATCTTTGCCTGTGACCACTTAGCTTTATAAAGAGCCATCACCTTACCCTCATCAATCGGCTTTTTCTCTTTCTCCAACTTATCAGGTATTACGAGCTCACCGGTGCCCTTTTCAATGACTTCATTAACTTCATCCACAAAATCATCAATAATAATGTGATCTTTTGCGTTCTCGCTCTTCGCCTGCTCCTCAAATACTCTCTGATTTTCTACTGCCTTCTTTCGATCCAGTTCCATTACCGTCATCAGACAATAATTCGCCAGATCAAGACAGGTATCCCGGATGCTTTCATCCATCACTTTCTGCTTTGCTCCACCAGCAAGATTCTCCAGCCGGTTCCATTTATCTTCCATCCGGACCAGCGCAGCAACGATCCCGTACTTTTTAAAGGATCTGCCGAAGCTGTCACCGTAATCATGATTCTTTCGGACATACACATCGTGTACAAAATCAACCAGCTTTTTGTGTTCTTCGATCTGATTCATGTTTTTTCCCGCCTTTCTCTTCCTTGAATTTTCTGATTGCTGCCACTTCTGGAACAAGGTTATGTGGTATCTGAATTACGGTAATCAGTTTCTCATTGTGAAATATGTACGCTTTATCTCCATACAATCGGATCTGGTTTGCTGACCGATTATAGAAATATTGAGCATCCACCCATTTCCGCAGATTACCGGACGTCTCCCCGTGTCGTACACCCAGCCGGTAAACCTTTTCAGCCATACGATGAGCTGATCTCTTCCCTACGCCGCATCTCTGCTTCATACGATACCGTGCGTGCTTTGTTACTACCGTAGATACCACCTCTTTCCTGTTCCTTATCAATAATCCCCGCTGTGCTTTCGACACACATTCACAGCTGCTTGCTACGGGGAGGGAGACCATATATGTATATGGCACGCAGTCTACTGCAAGAATTGCAATGACAGCAAACCGGAATATCAGGAATCGGACCTGTATCTTCTGATCATCAAACGTTCTACCATTGAACTATATTCCGGTGATCAAACTTCGACCAGGCAGTCTGTTACTTTTTGTTTGTAATGGTGATTGGTACGATAGATTCCGGTATGTAATTGACCTCATATCTGTACTTATTCACCTTGGCGCCGCCGATGTCCTCGACCACGTACATTGTCTCTCTGTTCAGCCCAATGATATGTTTTCGATAAGAGCCATCTTTCATTTCACACACCACATTGATCTTATTCTTGCTTTCCACATCCAGCGAAAATGCACCGATCAATTCGAACTCCACCTTATCAGTTCTGGAATTGATTACCGCCAGCCGGCGAAGCACATTGAAATTATCTGCCTCCTGAGAAACATTCTCAGACACTCTATCTGCTTCCGTACATCCTGCTAATGTGAACACCATTGCTACCACAAGCAGTACCGACATCATTCTCTTTTTCATCATCATTTCCTCTCTTTCTGTTAATTAAAAATTATATACACCATCGTCAGAACAAATCCCAAGATCAACATTTTCATTCCAACACTGACCGCAGCATCCTTTTCTTTACAGTCGAGGCATATCATCCACAATGCCATCAGACCATTAAATATTACCGTAAATAACTTTAAGACTATCATCTCATACCGCCTTTTTTATTTTTAAATTTTTTCAAGAACCCGCATCAGATATCTGTCTCCGGATATATACGGGATAATCCGCAAAGGCAATTCTGCCACTTTTCGTAATTCCTTAGCGGTAACCACGATCTGCCCATCTTTGACAGAATCTGGATTCAGCAACACTACTTTCGTAAAGTCTCCATGGTCCAGGTACTCGGCATATCTCTCGGCACTACGCAGCTTCTCCCTCAAGATTTCATTCTCTGACTCCAGAAATTTTATATGCCGCTTCTTCCTTCCAAACATATTCTCCCTCCATTCGTATCAGGTCTTTTTTGTTTTTTCGTTACTCGTGGGGCTGAGTAGGCGTCGGGAACCTCTCCCTATAACCCCCACCCCCCTGTTTTCTTTGCTACATTCCAGCTCGTTCTACTAAATCATTCAAAATGGTCATTGCGACGTCTCTGTTAGCTCTCTGTGATAAACTCTTGTTTATTCAACAGAGTGAAAACGCCAACAATCCCTTATTTTATGCGCCTTTACGGTGTTTTTATCACATTTCATTTTTCATTTAGAACGTCTTATATACAATTTTTGATATGATTAACCGCCATTTTCAAGTTCTTCCATATCGATTGGAATGTCCTGCTCCAGCATCCGCTGCACCTGCTCAGGTGTCTGGTCTGCCTCCACCTGTCTCCGCGGCTCAATAACAACCTCCTGCTGGTCTTTTAAACCATCCCAATTCTTTTGCCAGAAGATACCTGTAACAGGGTTGATCTTTCCATCGGACATCAACTGCTCCCGGATCTGGGACATAATCTGCCGGCTTTTTTTAATGACGCCAGTGCGCGCCGAGCTGGGCTCCCTGCGTTGAATATTACTAACCTCGCCTTTCGTTAATCCCCATGCATTATACAGTCCAAGATTACCTGGCTTAATATTGTTATCAATGCAATACTGGAGATATTTCAGCGTTCTATCCCTAAGTTGTTCCGGATCCTTGGTATCTATCTCATCCCACAGAGCAATTTCCAGAGCATGAGCTGTTATCTTGCTGATTTCCTCTTTCGTAGCAGTAATGCCATTATCTCCAATCACAGGAGACTTCTTCCACGCTTGATTCTTTGCCACCATTTTATTTCCAGAACCTTTACCGCCCATAAACATTCACCACCTTTAAATTCTCCATAAAATAAAAAAAGAGCTATAAACAATAGACCTCTACGAATACGATCTATTCTTCATAACTCACCGAGTTTCCTCAAAACCAAGCTCATCGCTTGCCCGAATCAGCTATACTGTTCGGAGTAACTTTACAATAACAGATTTCCAAACAGAATGCAAGCATAAACAAAAAATATACCATCCCTAAATTCCTCTGTGCTGGCAATTACAGTTCTTCTTGTTTCGATTTCCGTTTTCCCCTATACTATTCTATTCTTCTCTCCCCTATTCTTATCTTAACCTCTACTATACTAAACTAATCTATACTACTTATGCAACCAAAAATCAACCATATGGGGATAATGTGGCAACCAGTTGGTAACCAAGATAATTTTTCCCAAAGAATAATATATATTTTTAATGAAATATCAAAGATGTACATCCGAAATAAATATCAGCTGTCGCGAACTAAATCAAAATTAACTTTTAATATGAATCAAGGCTCTAATCTACTACACAATCACTACACAATTTATCTATGATTATATATAAATTTGTATAGGTATATATTTTACATTAAATTCGCCCAATCGCTGATAATATATAGCTTTATGAGTTTTCATAGGAATATGAACAGAAACATGAAATTGCTAGTAAATCACAATGCCTAGTTTCATTTTCTATCTTTCCTTTCTTGTAAACCTTTATTTTACGTGCTTTGCGAGATTTCGTGCCCCGGTTATGTACCAATTTATGTACCAATTTTTCGAGACAGCAATTTTTCTGCCCTCAAAAATTTTGGTTAACGTACCAATCATGTACCAATTTTTGAGAGCAAAAAAAATTAAACCACTTTCAAAGCATCCGCAATCTGGTCGATTTCTTTTTGTTTTTGTTCTTCTGTTGTATGCACATAAAGGTTCATGGTGATCCCAATATTGGAATGACCTAAGATTGTCTGTAATGTTTTAGGTTTCATTCCAGCTTCAATACACCTGGTTGCAAATGTATGTCGCAGCACATGCATGGAAAACTTGGGAATCATCGCTTTATCACATAGCTTGAACAGCATCGTATCATATGTGCTGTTCTTAACCGGTGTTCCTTTTCTGCAAAGAAATACAAACTCTGACCACTCCATCACCGTAACCTTGAGCGCATTATTTTTCATCTTTTGCTGTCTCAAGATTTCAACGGCTTCCTCTGTCAATGGTATCGTTCGATATCCCGCCTTGCTTTTCGGTTCACCAATCCTCCATTCCTTTGTAGAATGGCGATACTCCATAGAGCGCCTTATCGTCATGGTACGGCGATCCATATCAATGTCTGACCATTTCAACCCTACCAGCTCTCCGGTACGAAGACCGGTCTGTAACAGGAAACGGTACTGATACTCGTACGCATTTCCCTTGATCACATTGCAAAACTCACGCTGATACTGTAATGTCAATGCCTCTTTCTTTTCAGAAGGCTTACCTATGTCAGAACGAACCATCTTGTTACATGGATTCTTCATGATCACATCATTCTGATAGGCATAATCCAACATATTATACAATGTAATCCGCGCCTGATAGATTGTTGAAGTGCGATAGCCTTCATCCGCCATACGATTCATAACCGTCTGGCATTGAATGGTATTCACACTCCCCAGTATCTTTTTCCCTATAACCGGTTTAATATTGCGGTGATATCGTTCCGTATAGTTTCGAACTGTATTTGGTCGAACAGTTCTCTTCTTCATCGAAATCCAATACTCAAACCACGAATCAACCGTCATTTCCTCTGGGAAATCCATATTGCTGTGTTCATCGCGATATGCGGAGTCAGCCAGCCACTGTCTGCACTCTTGAAGCTTTAGGAATAATTTTTGAACACGCCTCCCATATTTATTCGTATATCTTCCAACATAGTAGCCATCTTCTCTTTGGCTTATTCCCAGACCAAGCTCTTTTCCTTTTAGGTTTTTACCCATATTGCAGCTCCTTTCACACAAAAAGAGCCTCAATACTCAAATTTAATCATATCATAAAGAGGCTCAAATGTAAAATCCTATATTTCGATCTGCTCGGACAAATATTCTTCAAATTCCCTGCGTTTTATCAGCTTTTTCTTTCCAACATATAAAACAAATGGGCAATTTGGAACTTTTAACATTTCTTCAAGCTTGTTGATTCCGATATGGCTGTATAATGCAGCTTCTTGTTTCGTCAACATCGCTTTTTCCCATATTGGAATGTTCATATTATCTGATTCCAATCTCATCACTCTCCCAAACCCAACTGACGCTTTAAAAGGTCGTTGATTTTTTGCATGACGTCTGATTGCTCTGGAATATGCCCTGCTTTCATTAAAATCTGCCTGTCATCTATTGTTACAAGCTGCTCTGCCATGAAAACCGTTGTTTTTCCAAGCCTTCCAAAGACATCCTTCTGAAATACTGTCACATGTACCGGAAATGCCTTCTTTTCCTGCTTGCTGGTTCCCGGCATTACTGTATATACCGGACCATTTCCTTTATCTGTACTGACAACCAGACATGGTCTTTTCCCAGATTGTCTATGACTGCCGGAAAATTCTCCCAAATCCACCCAAATAATATCTCCACGATATATATTCTTTATATTATTCTGTTTCATCCAATCTTCCTCTCTTTCTCTGCCCGGAATCGGATCTTCATTTTCAACTCTCCATCATCCACGGAAAATATTCGAAAACCCGCTTTTCTTACTTGTCCAACCTTGCGATAGGCATCCTCTTCATCCAAAGCAAGATACTCCATATTTGCAACCAATATAGCCTCTGCCTTTCCCTGCCGCATCCAATCAATGCACCGACTATACATTTGATTTACAACATACGGGGCAAAACAGCTCTTACGCACGATTTTCATAGGAATTAACCCATGTGCATCTGCATATTGATTGATGTATCGCAACTGCCGATCCTCTTTCTTTTCTGCCAGTTCAAACGATTCTTCATCCGTTGCCAGAAACAC